TTCATGTTCCTTAACAGATATAGTTACTGATGGTTTATGTTCACACCAATGCTGTGCATAACACTTCCATATCTCTAACTGTTCAATAGCAGTCATAGTGTATCTAAAAATAGCACTAGAGTCTGCTTTCATAGGAAAAGAAAAGACAGAATTATTAGGTTGCATTACATCATCTTCACAAGGTATGCCTTGGTCTGCCATAAACTGTGTTAATGGGTCTTTCTTATCTCCTCTTACTGTTCTAATGTAATAAGGATTATGTCTAGCATGTATACCACTAGCACTATCAACTAATTGACTAACTGTACCAGAAGGTTTAACACAAGTGATAGCTGTTGATTGTGGTATACCTAGTTTATCTGCCCACTCTGCATTAGTTAATACAGCTTTATTTCTCATCTTACGCAATACATCTGGTAACTGAGTTCTCATTCTAGATAGTAAACTATTATCCATAATACCTGTAAGAGATACACCTAGTAATCTTTCTTCTTCTGTATTAGTTTGCCATCTTTTTCTAAGATAACCAAAGTCTGTAAGTGTAGCTTGTATAGTTCCTAGTATAGTAGCTACTTCTATCTTATCGTGTAATGTCTCTTCTGTATCTGTAGGTCTTACAACTACCTCTGTAAGATTACAAAACTGATTAGGTCTTAGTATAATCTCACTACAAGGATTAGTACCAAAGTCCCAATCAGCATTACGTCTACCATTCTCTCTAGCTTTTTCTTGAGCAGACTTTCTGTTAAAGATACCACGTTCACCAGACTTACTTTCATATAATGCTAGCCATTCTTTCATAAAAATACCTGCATCTGGTTTCTCTGTGTATGCTACAGAGTTATTAGCTAATGCTCTTTCTGGATTAGTTTCCCACCATGCACCAGACTTGGCAACTCTTAATCTCTGGTCTGATAAATTAGACAGAGATATAAGAGCTGACCTACGCACACCACCAACAACTACGACCTCACCTGTTTTACAAACAATATCGTGACACTCCATAGAGGATAACTTTCTACCTTTAGCATTTTTAAACTTATCAATAGTAAAATCAAATAGATTTACCAAAGGCTGAGGACCACTAGCTCTACCACCAAATGTTTTTAATCTAGCACCTGCAGGTCTTATTTTATTTACATTTATCTTTGGTATTCTACAAGTATACAGATAAGATATTAAATCTTTAAATGCTCTTGCCCAACCTTCTTTTGAATCACTAACAGAAACAACATCATCTGTTTTTTCAAACTTTCTATCTGGTATAGTAGGTAACTTATCTATGTATTGTCTTTCGACAGAAAAACCTACACCTGTACCATTCATAAGTATGTATAAGACTTCATCAAATGCTTTTGGATTATCAATAGGTATATAAGAACAATTATATCCTGCTATGTTTTCTCTTTCTAATGCAGGTCCTGCTGTCATTAAGGCTCTCATAGAAGGCATAACAGATAAATTAATAATATTATCTTCTATTCTTCTCCATACCTCACTATCTAATTCTACACCTAAATTTTTCTTTAAATGTATTTGTGAAAAGGTACTAAATCTTGTAACTGTTTCTATCCATGTTTCTCTTCTACTTTCATCTGGTAACCAACGTGCATATCTAGACGCATGGATAAACGTTTGATATTCTGTTGGTAAATAATTATTTCCTGCCATAATCTTTCTCCAATATTAATTCACAATAATGTATAACTTTTTCTATATCACTAGCACCTTCACCTTTTCTTCTATGCCTTGTAATATATTTTACTACATTACCCTCAAGAAAAGTAAGATTATTTTCTACAATATAATCAACAGGTTGTATCTTACATGATTTGTAATGGTCTCCACCTACTTGTCTTTCTGTAGCTAATCTAGCTTCTTTCTCTATATTTATTTTCTTAAAATCTTTTTTATCTTTTACTGTCTCTTTGATAGCTTTATCCATTAATCCCATTTTATCCTCATTTACTATTTAATACTGCGTTAATTTTTTGTCTAACAAATTTAATTTCTTTAGAGTGTATCACCTTATAAGCAAAATGTCTAGTATAACTTGAACTTAATCCTGCTTGTTCACAAACAAATTCAAAGTTATCACAAGTAACTCCTGTGCTACAGAAAAACCAAGCTACTGCTCTATCTCTATTCATAATAGAAATAGAAGATTCTTTTTTCTCTTTTGGTTTCGTTGCATCTAATAAAGCTTGAAAGATAACAGCAAGAAATAATTTTCTTTCTGCTGATTCTTCTTTATGCGTATCAGCTATAACTGAAACTTCTAAATCAATTGTCCTTTTCATTATTTACTATAGTATGTAACATCTCTATTGCATCTTTAGCTTCAGATGCTTTGTGTACTAAATCAATAACATCTTCTACAATCTTAGGATGTTCACCTACACCTACAGGATTGTTAATATGTATCTTAATATTTGCTAAAGCTTTATCTCTCTCTGCTGTATAGTGAGACATAACTGCTTCTAGTATGTATGCTTTCATTTTATTTCCTTTACCAATTTGTTACTTCTTCTACATCAGGTGTCCTATTTACCTGTGTAAGAAATCTTTTACCTTTCGCATATTTAAATACACGAAGTCCTTGACCATTGTTAGCATCAGACCAACACAATCTTTTATGACTGCAATAAACACAACCAACAGCAAGCTTGCGATTACCAGACATGCCGTCAGAAACGTCAGAGTAACACTTACTGGGAGGGTTATTACTATCCAAAGCTTTTTTAAGGTGCTTAACTCTATCTTTTGCATTTATCATCTCCACAGAATGTACTTTTGTTAAACATATATCTCCATTTTGTTTATCTATTGCTAAAAAAGCTGCTTCATTTACACCATTACCTTCTGCATAAGCAGATATTTGAGGTATATAACCAAAGGGGTCATCAACAGATAATGTATTGTTCTTAAATTTAAGAAAACTTTTACCAGATGCACTCTTACAATCAACAAGAACTCCATCTATAAAACAATCTTGATGTCCTTTTACTCCTTCTATCTCTACTTCTTTTTGTTGAGCAGTAACTGTATGTCCTGCTAACTTTGTAAATAAAATTAAAACTTCTTCTAATAAATGACCATAAAAAAATTTTATTCTTAATGAAGGATTTAGTTTTTTATCTTCATGTTCTGTATGTTTATCATACCATAACTGTCTAGCAGGCTTACCTATAGCTGACAGTCTAAGATTTCTTTTAGGTGTGTGTTCCTCATTCATTAGACTTTTAATTGTTTCGGTAACACCATCTGTAAATTCTTTTAAATGTTTATCTAAATCTTTTAGATTATTTTTTTTATCTAAATCAAATAGAGAATATATATCTTCTACTAAAGTATCTATATTTTTTTTCATAAAATAAGTATGGGGATACCTTTATGATACCCCCATAGTCCTTTCGTTAATTAAGAAGCAAAAGATACTTCAGCATCTTCCTTCGCTACAAATCCATCTGGAACAACATCAAATGCATCTTCCATATCATTTTGATAAGGAATTAAATTTGTAACTTGTACTGCACGTAAGTCTGCATTAGTACCAGACCTACCTTTGTACTCCCAAGTGTATGTAGAGTACAACACACTTACTTCAGAGCCATTACCAATTAAGGTATCTTTCATAGCTCTCTTTTGAGAATCCATTAGAGTTGGAGCTTTATTATAATCTCCATTCTTCCTTCTAACATTTCTCTTAATGCTAACAAAGTCTCCTCTGTCATCATTCTTATTCTTGATTGTAAGACCATCAGCTTGAGCAATCTTCTTGTTCTTCTCGTCTAAGCTAACGTCTATACTCCAAGTACCATCACTATCAAATGTAGTGTTTGGATTTATTAATGAAGCCCAATAGGCTTTTCCCTGTATTACGGACATATTACTGTCTCCTTTCATAGTTAAAAATATAATTATAGCAAAACATATACTATATGTCAAGCACTTTCTTTAAAAGCTTTTATAACATCTGAAGAAAAAAGCTTTTGTATATTTAACAAATACATACGAGATGCATTGTTATCTCCCCCTGATACTGATTTTTTATTATCTAAGTTTTTAATTATCTTTCTTAGACTATCTGTTTTAAAAACCAAAGTAGCAAAAGTTTCTTCACCGATACAAAGATTGTGAAACCAATAGTCAGATGTGGTGGCATCAATACCACTAGGCTTACCATAGCATTGATACTCTATTGCAATGTTACCTGTTTGCTGCCACATATCTCTTTCAGATTTAACTTCAATCTTTTTGTCTTGTAACATAGATGCTACATTCTTCTCTCTTACTTTTCCGTATTGTAAATCTATATCAAACTTCTTACGATTTTCAATACTAGGTTCTAGTGAGTTTCTGCCCATGTTTTTCCTACCTTATATTCGTTATCTAATGGACAACGCATCTGTAATTGTTTCTCAGTATCTTTCATAGCATACTTAGTTATCTTACAAAATGCTTGCACATCTTTGTTTACAACCTCAAACTGATATTCATCATGAACACTAGCAACTAACTTTACATCTAAGTTAGAAGACGTAGTTCTTTTCATAATGTTTACCAACCACAACTTACACACGACTGCTCCTGCACCTTGTATTAAGGTATTAAGAGCAGAGTGTGGACTACGTGTACGCAACAACCTACCATCTATGCCCTTTATAACACCATGTTTTTGGGCAGTATTAGTTACAATGTCACGTACACGTTTAAGGGATGGCATACTTTTTAAGAATCTATCTATCAACACCTTTCCCTCTTTTGAACCTCCTCCTACTATTTGACCTATCTTTGCAGGTCCTGCACCATACATAAAAGCATATATAAAAGTCTTTGCTTGGTCTCTATCGGTGAGACCTGCCATATTCATATTATGTGTATGTATATCTCCAGTTAGTAGGGTATCAGTAAACTGTTTATCATTCATTAAGTGAGCCAGACATCTAAGTTCTAACCCACTAGCATCTGTACCCACTATTGAATGAGTATGTATGTTACCTACTGTCCAACACTCTCTACATTCTTTACCATAGGGAGACCTAACAGCAGGTATCTGAGCCATATTAGGACTATTGTGTGCCATTCTACCTGTTATAGTTTTTAAGGTCATTACTTTACCATGCACTCTACCAGTTTTATCGTTAAATGATTCAATCCATGACTTGATTTGTGCAACACGTTTTTGTAGTAAAAAGAACCTTGAAAACTTTTTAGCTTCAGGCATATCAATAGTGTCTAATACTTCTTCGTTAATAATTACATTACCTTTATCTGTAAACTTCTTTGGTTTCCAACCTATAGCCATAAGTCTATCAGCTATCTGTTGTCTAGAACCAATATTAAAAGGTATGTACTTGGTCTTTGTTTTTAGTTCTACTTTCGTAGGTTCAAACCTTTCTATTGCCCACTTTTCTAACTGACTAGCTTCATCTGACAGTTGTCCAAGTAACAACATTGCTTTCTTTATATCTAAAGCAAATCCATTTTTCTCTTGTTGGTCAAGTATAACTCTTACTTGATGCTCTAAGTCAATACATGACTTCGAGAAACCTTTACCTTCTTTCTTTAGGTATTCGTATAGCTTGTGTGTTATCTCCACATCTTGTATACAATACTTTTTTAACTCGTCTGTATACTTTGCAAAGTTTTCTATAGAACCTTTTGGAAATTTAAATCTATCACCCCATGCTTTTAATCCATTACCACCTTCTCTCATTGGATTGAATAGCTGTGATAAGATTAATGTATCTAATACTTGTGATGGTTTAATATTTGTTCCTAACAATCTATTAAGAACAGGAGCATCAAAAGATAAACCATTATGCATAATATACTGTTCAATATTTTTTGACCAGTTTTTAAATACATGCATATTGTCTGGGTCAAATACTGTTACTAAGTTTGTATCTATATTCTTAGCTACAATACAATTAACAACACTAGCATCTAGTTGGTCTGTTTCTATATCAAGAACAACTTTCACAATCTTTCTCCTCCTTTCCACACCAGTTACAAGGTTCACCTTTACCTGTAGCCATCATAGCTTTTTCTTCCTCACAATAATGTTCCCACATTTCTGGTTCTTCTTTAGCTTCTTCCCATAATTTAGTTTGTTTATCTTCAGATGTTTTTGGTAAATAAACAATTACGAGAGAACCACAATTATGACAAGATAAATTTGTTTCCATACAAAAATCTTCATTTTCTTCAATGTCGTGGTCACCACCCCATACTAACTCTGCTCCACAATGCCAACAATTCATTAGAAAGGTACCTCCTCT